ACTTTAAAAATCTTATATTGTTTTTCTTATCTGCGAACAATAAAGCAATATAAAGCTATTATTAATCTAGCTTTAAAGCTTTTATCTGATAGAAATAAATGATTTAGTATTATATATTAGCTCCTGAAGTTTCTGTAATATATAGAAGTTAGATTTTACTGTATATAATATATAATTATATACAGTATTTCCTACGTTTTAGCTATGCGGGGGTATATTCATAAATTGGACGGGCTTTGTATAGATGATTTCCCTAGAGTTACTCAAAATACACATTTTGGAAAATTTTCGATACAAATTATAAAAGTTAATCGTAAAATTAATCGTAAAACAATACTAAATCCTTGTTAAAAACGTATCAAAAATGTACTAAAAATCATAAAAAGTCATAAAAAATACGCTTAAATATTGAAATTTCAACGTTTTATCGAATTTAAGCCACCGAACACTATAATTAAAGGGGTATAAATTGAAACTTTAACAAGGAAACTTCTGTAAAATTAGAAAATATACGATAATACCAACATCGAAAAGAAAATTAAAACTTTTGAATAATAAAAAAATACATGTCTACAATATAAATATAAAAATTAATTAGGAGTGATTAAAAATGTTTTGGAATACTTCAGATAACAAAGAGAATGATTATTATAATAAAAGAGATCATCAAGATAATTTAGGAGTATACAATAATAATTATCAGTATTGCCCTCACTGTGAAAAGAATGTTAAATTTGAATATGACAGATGTGTTATATGTAAAAATAATTAAGACCTTTAGAGGTCTTTTTTTATGAGCAAACTTAATTGGAAAATATAACTAAATTAGGAATTTAATTTCAAAATCAATAATTTTGTTCACTACTCCGTAGTATCCTACGGCTTCGCTCAACCACTTTATGAAAACCTTAATTGTCCAAATTCCAATGGTTGGACAGGTATGAACAAGCTATCCAATAAACACCATAATTAACAATGTTTGAACAATATTTGAACATATCATGAATACTCTTACGAACATTTTTATGAACAAAAAAATAGAGTAGATTTAATCTACTTTTCAAGTTAAATACTCATAGTTTTAAAGAAACTTTCAATAGAATCAATATCATCTTTTACACAATGACCTTCTATCTCCCTATAAACAGGAGATATTATTAATAGTTCATATGGACTAACATTTCTATTCTTTCTTAGCTGTGGAATATAATAATATTTATATTTGTTATATTTATTAACAATAGCATCAAATTTTCTATCCAAGCATATTTCACAGAAAAACTTTTGTATTCTTCCTTTTTGATCTCTTGCTATTATCATTATATCTGGAATTATACATCTCTCTTTGTCTGATTCAATATACTTTAATGCCTTCTCAACGTCAAATGTAATAATTTCATATCCAGATCTTAATAAAGCTAGATATACATCAGTAATACTTAAACTATGCTCTAATTCTTTAGGGGGATATTTTAAAAAATTACTATAGTAAACATAGGAGTTTCCAATAACTTCAAACATTTGTCTTTGTAAATATCCATTTTCACTAAGCATTTTTAGTCTTCTACTGGCTACGGTATTAGCTTTACAGAAACAAGGAAGCATATTGATTTGTTGCACTGTAGCACATTTAATATGATTATCCAGTATATTTACAACATATCTATCTCTTTTTGTTATACTCATAATAATTCCCTCCAAATAAATTATTTATACTAACATTATATGCTTGATGTCTTAAAATGTTTAATATAAGTTTATAAAATATTCAAATGAGTGTTCATAAGAATGTTGATAGAGAATGTTTTACGAAACTTTTATAAAACTGATGCATATAATATAACAGTTCAATATAGATAATTTAAACTAGGATATATGATTCTTCATTATGTAATAATATACAAGTATTTATATTTGCAATGGGTGAGATATATTTAATAATTGGCCACTACCTTATTGGATAGAAGGACTCAATTATTAAATTAGATCCCATCGTCATTTGTGGATATAAAGAAAAAATATATTTATTAGATTATGAATTATTATAAAACTTACTTAAATTAATTTATACGAGAACCATGTTGCTAGTGATAAGCTGGAACATTAGCCTAATCGGCAACACTTGACCAGGGCAAGTGATATAGCTACGGTTGACCACTTTACGTAGTAAGATATATTACCCTGATTTAAAAATGAATATTGTTTACTTTATTAAAATAATATGTATAATGGACAAGCTTTATAAAAAAAGAAGAGTATTTCTACTCTTCAATTAAATCAAATTTTTCTAAATATATCATTTCTAAATCTAAAATTTCAATTATAGAGTCTTTATCTATTCTTTTATTTAGTTGTTTATATATAAACTCAACTACATCATTCATATCTATTATAACATTGTTCATATTACATCCTCCTATAAATTATGTTTTTTATATTTAGATTGAATCATTTTTTTTATAACAGATGAATCCTCTGGCATATACATAGCTCTAAATTGAACATATTGATCATCTATAGGTAAACCATATGCTCTACCTACTCCTTTAACTTTTAGAGTCTCAAGTCCTGTATACTCACATATATTTTTAGAGTGTTGGTCGTTTGCACATTTAAAACCTATTCTTAAAGGTAATACCCTTTTTATCGTTGGATCAATGGAATTCTGGTTGGCATCTTGAGTTATTATTATGATATGAATATCTACTTTTCTTCCGTTTGCAGCTATTGTAGCTACTTTATCAGTGATTCTTTCTCCTTTTTTAGTTTCGGTATCTTTAAATGAAGCATATTCATCAATGATGATAACTTTAAAAGGCATCTTCCCTATTCTTTTTCTATACTCTACTGCATTTTTAGTCTCAGTATTAACTAATTTTTGCTGTCTATCTTTTAATTCAGCCAAACAATCATTTAATATTTCATGTACATCTTCTACATCTGAATAACACTTGTTGTTTTTTACATGAGGGGCATATAATAGTGTGGTATAGTCTGCTCCTCCCTGACTATCCATTATACATAGTTCTAAATCTTGAGGAGAGTAATTCATAATCCAAGATAATAATACGGTTAGTACAAAATTACTCTTTCCTCCTCCTGTAGTAGCTCCTATAAAAGCATGTGGTATGTCTCCAGAACTCATATCTACAGCTAAAAATTGCTCCAAATAATCTTTATTTATATAATGTCCAAGGGGCATCATTAATTTATTTTTATCTAATTTAGGTATATAATAATTTATAACTTTATCATTAGAGAATAAATTATCTTTGGTGATTATAATATCCATCATATTATTTTTCTTTTGTATTTTTATATTCATTTCATCTATCTCGAAGAAATCTGAAACTTCTTCTAGTTTACTTCTAACCTTAGATACAGATACCCCTGCAGGTAATTTAAAGGTAAAAATATCTACGGTGCTCATATTCTTATATTCTACTAATTTAGGCATATTCTTAGACTTATTATCTAACCCACAATTAAAAAATAAATCATTAAAATCATAGTATTTTTTATCAGATTTCATAATATTATCTTTGATTTCAATATCAGATTTCATATTTTCTTTTTTAGGCTTTATAGTATAATAAACTTCTTTCCCACAATATCCTAAAGTTCCCAATGTAACACCAACTAAGAATGAGCTAATAAACATTTATTTCACCTCTTTATTATTAGATTTTACTGCGTCTTTAATTAAGTCTCCAGATATATACGCAACAACTCCTCCTAATACAACAATTCCTCCATGAGTTAAAATATTTGCTGTAACAGGTAAAATTGTTATAGGAATTCCTAATGCTGCGGCACAAGCTCCAAGACCAATCAAACCTGTAAGCATTTTAGAATCTAATAATATTGCATTAACCTTATCAACTTTATCTTTGTATTTTGAAATATTCATAAATAACCTCCTAATTTTATTTATAATATACTATATGTAACAAATCTAAAAAGTTTCCTAAATTTAAGAAGAATAAAAAAAATAAAAAGACTAGATTATTCTAGTCTTCCTATTGATAATATTATAAATTTTCTATTTTATATTTATTTTCTTTGTATCCTATTGCATCTATTTGATTTGCATTACACCAAAATATTAAATGTCCATTTTCAGACATATATTCTAACCCCGTAATATATCCTTGCTCATTCTCGTATATTTTATGGATAAATGTAAATAATTTTGGTTCACTTCTTCCGTAATTTCCCCTTATTATAGCAGTTAAATCATGAGTTTTTAATTTGTTATAATCTACTTTAAACATGGCTTCTCCTTGGTTTGTTGATTATTAGCATATGCTTATATAGTATCTTAGATAAGATAAAAGTATTAGTCTACTTGATGATATTTAAATATAAGCATATAATTCCTAAACTAATATCTTCATTTTAGTTTCTACGTAAATTAGATAATATAAATTCTAATCCATATAATTCAACCTCGGATAATTTAGGATAGAATATAAGATTATCTAAATATTTTTATCTATAACTTGTAATTTATCTATTATTAGCATTATATTTTTGTCCTTAGTATAGTTTTGATTTTCTTGGACATAATATTATTAAACTAAAAAATTATTAAATAACTAATAATATACATTTAATTATTCTCAAGAGGAATAATACTATATTCTATAAGACGGTAGACTAGATTACTCCTCTAGAAATAACTATTGAGCAGATTTATTAGATTCATTAATTTGTTTTTTAGTCTCAAAATACCTAGCCGTAGCAGGCTCAAAACATTCAGAGACTGATTCCATTATTGCAGTACAAACTTTAAATTTACTAGCAAATTGTCTCAGTCTTTGAGATTCACTTTGTTCTTTACTCCAAAATATTAGAGATTTCTTATAAGTTTCTCCTTTATACCATTTAACCATTCTGAAATGTGTAAAATCTCTTAAAGATAAACATCCTTTTTTAGTTTTATAAGCAAAGTTCCAAGTGTCATCTTTGACCCATTTCCCATTTTCATCTTTTCTTCTAGCATTGGAATCTCTAAGCATTATTACTATATACATCTTAGACACGTTTAAAGGATCTTTTTCATCAAATACAACTGTAGACTTAACCTCATATTTTTTCTTATCTAGCTCTATATAAGCCTTAACTGAATCAAAAAGTCCTCTTGCTACTGCATTACTGTTCATAATAATATCTCCTTTTTATCTTTTGTATTTGTTTTATACTTTACTATATGAAAAATAGATAAAAAGTTTCCTAAATTTAATAAAAATAATTATTTATATAAAATAAAAAAGAGTAGACAAGCCTACTCTTCTGGATGGTTATTCATATATTCCCTTATCATCATACATATAAACCTACTTAAATTACCGTACTTTTTCTCCATTCTTAATAAAAATTGATATTCATCTAAAAAATCCTCTTTGAAAGATATAGTTTTAGTAGGAATTTTATCTTTTTTCATTTATAAATACCCCCCCATTAAAAATGTATACTTTAATTATATGTTGTTTTGATAAAAAAATTCATAAATTTAAGAAAATTTTTAAACCTATTGAAAATACTCGCTTTAAGGTATGTGCTAATTGTAGGAATAATTCTATTTACCTATGATGATTAATTTATCATAAAGGTAACGTAAAAATTAATACAGACTAAACAATACCTCCAAATATAGTAATTTCAAATATTATAGAGGATAAAAAGTAAAGTGCTTCAAATTCAGTAATATCAATGGTTGTAGCGATTTTTAAAAATTAAAAGAAATTATAAAGCAAGAAATGGGATATTGAAAATTTAGTTAAAATATTTTATAAATTAGTAGACATATTATAAAAATTAATATATACTAATAAATATGCACAAGATGTGCATAATAAAGATAGAGAGGGTGATAATTATGAATTTAGAATATTTAAGAGAATGTAGAAAAAAGAAATTTAAAAGCCAAAGACTAGCTTCAGAATCAATGAATATATCTTTTGAAATGTATAGATCTATTGAACTAGGAAGGAGAATAGGAACTGTAGATACTATAGTTAAAATATGCAAGACATTAGATATGGATGCAAATATATTATTAGATTTAAAGCAAAGGGGATAAGTTATGAGTAAAATTACTGTTATTGACGCACCTATGGGAAAAGGGAAAACATCATGGGCTATAAACTATATTAATGAAATTGGTAAAAAACCATTTAGAAACAGAGTTATATATATAACACCATATCTAGATGAAGTTAAAAGGGTTAAAGAAAATGTATATACTATAGATTTAATAGAACCTGAATTGAAATATAAAGATGGGAAAAGTACAAAATTATCTCATTTAAAAGATTTATTAAAAAATGGAGCAGATATAATATCTACACATGCAATGTTTAAAAATGTAGATAATGATATAATAGATTTACTTAAAAACATAGGCTATATATTAATACTAGATGAAGTATTTCAAGTTATAGAAAATATAAAAATAAAAAAGAATGATTTGAAACTTTTATTAAGTAGTGAATGGATAATTCCAGTAGAAGGGGATACCAAAGGATTACATAAATGGAATTATGATGTAGCACCTATAAATGATACGGATTTTGCATATATAAAAAATTATGCAGATACGAAAAACTTATACATATTTAATAATACAGCTCTATATTGGACATTCCCATCTAATGTATTTGAACTATTCAAAGAGGTATATATATTAACATATCTATTTGAAGCTCAAATACAGGCATACTATTACAAACTTCATAATATGAAATATGAAACCAAAACAATAGATGATAGTAATGGAGATTATAAAATTATAGATTGTAGTGATAAATACGATTATGAATTTAGAAATAAAGTTAAAAACTTAATAAATATATACGAAGGAGACATAAATATCAATTATATTCCTAAAAGAATACATAAAGAAAAAGAAAAGACATATTTATCAGCCACATGGTTTAAAAAGAAGGATAAAACCAGTATGAAACAAAAAACAATACTAAAAAATAATATGGATAATTATTTTAGAAATATATGCAAAGCTAAAGCAGATGATAGATTATGGACTACATATAAAGATTCATATGATGATCTAAAAGGAAGAAGATATGGCAAACAATTTTTATCTTATACAACAAGGGCGACAAATCAATATAAACATGTAAAGAATATGGCTTTTATGTTAAATATATTTATGAATCCTAATGAAGTAAATTATTTTATAAATCAAAACGTAGAAGTGAATCAAGAATTATTAGCGATCTCAGATATGCTACAATGGATATTCAGAAGTGCTATAAGAGATGGCAAAGAGATAAATGTATACATTCCTTCTCCAAGAATGAGAGAGTTATTAAATAAGTGGTTTGATTATAATTTATAGACTCTACCTCTTTAACGCTTTATAGCTACAAGCTAGTAATTGCAATGCTTTCAAAGTTATTTTAGACACATTAGATGTCTTAGAATAAAAATAATATTAGTTAAATAAATTTCAATTATGTTAGACTACGCTTAAACATAATTGTCAAACGCATATAAAACCCATATGCGTATTGAATTTCATAAATCCTATTTCAATTATTCGTATCTCTTGACATATTATACAAATTAATGTATAATTATATTATAGAATAACTACTGAAAGGTGGGGTTTATTATGAATGAATAATTGGAATAGGAGAAAAGAATATGAATAAACAGTATGAAGAATATAAGGTAATAAAATTAGAGTATGAGGGTAAAAAATATGAAAATTACAAGGATACCTGGGATATAATCGGAATAAGAGATGAATATGTATGTTCAGAATGTCAATATTTAGGAAGAACTTGTGATTTATGTGGAGGTGATTTTTAATGGCTTACACTAATAACAAATTCAGAGGAATTATTGATGGGAAAACTATATGGGATTACTATAATAAATTAGATTATAAAATTGAAAAATTAAACAAGAGAATTGATAATGTTTCTAATGTGTTAAATTTAAATGAGTACGGACTTAGTGATGATTTATTTTGGCAAGAAGTATGGGATATGGGGATATGTAAAACAGGATTGAATACAACTGATGATTTATGGTCAGATACAAATGTAGCAAAGTGTTTAGAAAGCATGGGGACATATTTATTAGCGAAATATCCTAAAGAACCAAACGATACAATTAAGGTGTATGATGATTATAATCTATTTAAGAGAATCTTAAAAGAAAAGGAAATAATCAATAGATACGGAGAAAAAACAGATGATGAAATGATTATATTTAGGACTAAGAAGAATTATAAATTAGCTCCAAAAGAATCTGTATCAAGTAAGGATAAAGAAAAATATGTTGAGTTACAGGCATATGATGAATTTAAAAAGTATTTATTATCATTAACTTATAGCGGTAAAGATATAGAATTAAAAAAAGAAAGTGATAGAAAAAGAAAAGAATTATTAGAAAGATTAAATAATAGAAGTAATAATGGATATGAATTAACAAATGCTACTTTATATAGAATGATAAAAAAACAAATACCTTTAGTTGAAGATGATATGTTAATGGTTAAAAATTCTAAAGAAAGACCTATAAAATGGAAATCTCCATTAAGAGATAGCGGAAATGAGATAGATTGGTCTTATTTAGACATGTTTGATCCAACACATGTAAAGGCTTTATTACAAGTTAAAAAAGATATAGATGCTTATGATGAGATATTACTTGACGTAAATGATTTAATAGAAAAAACAGATTTATCAGATAGACAGCATGAAATACTTGAGCTATGGAGAAGAGATAAAACTCAACAATATATAGCAGATACTTTAAATTGTTCAAGACAAGCTATAATTAATCAATTAGATAAAATAGTTAAAAAAATCATTGATACATATGAAAGAGAATATTCAGAAAAACATTATTATTTAAATGTAGTAAAAGGTAAGTATAAAAAATGTAATAAATGCGGTGAAACTAAGTTGATTCAGCATTTCGATAAGAACGGTAAAAAGGGTTATAAACCTATGTGTAAATCGTGTAGAAAGAGATAGTTTCCTAAAGTGATTACAATTCATAGTTAATAAATACATATATAGATGAAGGGGTTGTTAAACATAACCAAATCGGTTAGATTGTATAATTAATAAATTGTTTAAAATCCCCTTATTAACATATTATACAAATTTAGGGAGAGATTGTAATGAACCAAAAAGAATTTATAAAATTAATAGTAGATATGGCAGCAAAAAGAGAAATAAAAATATCTCAAGCTGTTGTTAAAGAATTATTAGAAGCAATAGAAGAGTCTTTAGACTTAGCAATATTAGAAGGAAAAGTTGTTAAAGTTTTCGGATGTAAATTTGAGCAAATTGGAAAGCCTGAAACATCTGGTATTACTAGATTAGGTGGTAAAGAAACACATTGGACAAAACCAGCTCACAAAGCAGCTAAGGTGTCATTCTTACCTTCTAAGAGAAAATCATTAGAGAGAGAAATATAATTTAATTAACATATTATTATGATATTATTTAATTAGTAAAAAGAGAGTGAAATAAATCTCAATAATTATAATTTAGGAATGAAATAAATCCTACGGACTAAAAATGGGAATGAAATAAATCCCAATAAAAAAATAACAGAGAGTTAGGTTGAACCCAATTCTCTGTTTTATTATAGGAGTTTAGTATAATGGTAGTACAGGAGTCTCCAAAACTCTTAGTCAAAGTTCGATTCTTTGAACTCCTGCCAATTTGATAGCAGGTAACCTTGTGAAGATGCTTGTTAAGCTGCAAGGAGTTAAGGTATATCAATTCAGTTATTGTAAGGATACTTTCAATAGGTGGATTTATTGTAGTAGTAATATTGCGATAGAAGTGAGAAACTCACAACGATAACTTAACGTGCTTATTATATACGCTCATAAAAACATAATTCTCTTGGTGGTAATAATAGACGCTCTCTGTGAGAGAATAATCTTATATGTTAGATGTAGGGATATATTTAACCTCTATAAGAAAATCCAAATAATGCCATTGGTCGTGAACTTGAGAAATCAAGGTATAACAAGAGTTTATAGTACGAGTAGCCAAAGACTAGAATCAATTCTTGAATATATCTAAAGGGTAGATATGATTAAATAAACTAATTCTGAAAAACTGGTGAAAGTTAGAGGTAGTCAATCCTCTTCAAGTATTAGTGTTTCGTCGCTATGTAAAATATAGGGCAAGAAGCATTAAGGTCGCTCCTTAATGCTCAGACTTGTCTTCTTGGTGGTTGAATATATGTGAAGTATGTAATCGGTAAGGTGAAGACCTACCTACTATTCTATTTAATTTATATGGAGAGTTAGTTCTAATTGGTAAGTCGGAAGATTGCTAATCTTCTGGTCGGTGTAAATCGGCTTGTGGGTTCGAGTCCCACACTCTCCGCCAGTTATTAAAGGCTTCTTATGAGGTCTTATTTTTATTTTAAGGGAGAATGATATTATGGCAAAGAGAAAGAGAAGTTTAAATTTAAGTAAAACGGAACTTATATTTGAAGATGACAAAGTTATAGCTATAGAGCATTTAAAAGATGAAGATAAAACTTATGATTTAGTTGATTTATTAAGAGATTTTGAAGGATGTCAGAATTTAACGATTTCAGTTTCAACAGAAAAAGAAATATAAGATAACTTAAAGGGAGATTGGGTTATGGAAAATTTTGATAAGATAGTTGAAGCATGTGTCGGTAAACTTAACAAAGAAGAACCATTTTCAACTATGGGATGGGGAGAAATAGTTGATTATTTAGGTATAGATTATCATCCAGATAATTTACGTAAGGGTGCATATTTCTTAAAGAAATATCATGATTATTTACAAGATGAGAAGATGCAAAGTATGAGTTCGGATGAGATTGAGAAATTAAATGAAAAAATTTTAGAACTTAAAAAAGAACGTGTAAAGTTATCGGATTTAAATTCTATGCTTAATAAAAAGATAAGAGAGCAGTCTAGACATGAAAATATGCTAGAGTGTGCTAGGGATATTGCTAGAGATTTTAATCAAGTGAAACCTTTGTTAAGTAATCCTCCTATTATAAAAAGCGGAGACAAAGAAGGATTAGCTTTATTATCGGATTGGCATATAGGTTTAGAATGTGAAAATCATTGGAATGAATACAATTTAGAAATTGCTAAAGAAAGAGTATCTTTTTTAAAGCAAAGAATTATTGATATTTGTTTACACAATGATGTTACTAAGCTTAATATATGCTGTTGTGGGGATATGATATCGGGTATTATTCATAATAACTTAAGATTAGAGAACCGAGAAAATGTGGTTGAACAAAGTATCATTGTCGTAGAAATGATATCGGAGTTATTAAGTTCTTTATCTACTTTATTTAAAGTAGATTTTTATTATGTTGTAGGAAACCATGAAAGAATTAGCCAAAATAAAAATGATTCTCTTGATAAGGAAAATTTCGGATACTTTATTCTAGAGATGATTAAATATAGATGTGCTAATTTGAGCGGATTAACTATACATAAGAATAATATAGATGATGAGATTATTACTTTTAATATATTTAATAATAAGATCGTTGCTACACATGGTAATAATTTTGGAAATTTAAATACTTATATTCCTAAATTAACGTCAATGTTAGGGTATGTTCCTGATTATGTATGCGTTGGACATTTGCATCAACATGTAGAAAATACATATGGGAAAACTGAATTAATTATAAATCCAAGTTTATCTGGAACAGATTCATACGCTAAGAATTATGGATTAGTAGGAAAAGTTGGACAAAAGTTAATGATATTTTCTAGGGAACATGGTAAAGAATGTACTTATAATATAGATGTTGATAGGAGGAGATAGCTTATGTACAAAACATTTAAGGCACTTATTAAAATTATATGGATTTTAGATGTATTAAATATTCCTCAATTAGAATTTTTAGATACTACTTATCCTATCAATGGTTGGGCTTGGGTTTTAATACTTCTAGTTATACCTAGTGTTAGTAATGATATAAATATAAAAATAGATAAAGATAAATAAAATCGTGATTTTATTAGAGACTAGGATTAATTTCCTAGTCCTTTTTATTAGAGATTGAAATAAACACATAAGAGTAAGTTTTAGTTAAGATTTTCTAGTTTTTTTATTTTTAGTATAACTCCAATTTCCTTTGTTTTTCAGTGTTATTTATCTTATGTGTTTATTTTGGTCTCTAATTAGAGATTAGAGGCCGACAATCTCCCTTAAATAAATTATGCCCCTGTAGAGACGGCTTATAGGGGCAAATTTTAAGTGAGGTGAAGATTAGATGGCTACGTCTAGAAAAAGATGTACGGCTTGTGGAGAGGATAAAAGACCTGCTATAGACTTTTATCTAAGTAGAAGTAAGTTGTACAAATTTAATGATGGAAGAATGCCTGTATGTAAAGAATGTTTGAGTAAGTTATTTAAGGAACTTAATGCAAAGTATTCTGATGAAGTAAAGGCATTATATCATTTATGTATGTTATTTGATATATACTTTGATAGGGATTTGGTTGAAAAATCAAGTGCAAATAACAACTTTAGTGAAGAAGATAATTTACTAAAATCATATATGAAGAACGTAAATAGTTTAAACCAATATAAGTTTAAAGATAGTATGAGTTCTGATTGTGTTGTTTTAGATGATAATTTATTAGAAAATAAAAAAGAAGAAGTTGAAATAAATAATAAAACTCTATTTGAAGTTACCGATAAAATGGAAGTTCGTTGGGGAGCGTCATTGCCTATTGAAGACTATATGTTTTTAGAAAGCAAATATAAGGAATTTACGGATGTATATGAATGTAGGACACCAGCACAAAGACTTATATTTGAACAAATTGCAAAATGTCTTTTAAGAGGTGAAAAAGCCTTAAAGAAAGATAATGATGTTGCATTTGAAAAAATGAATAATATGGTTTCTAAGCTGATGACAGACGGGAATATAAAACCTATACAAGAAGCTAGTGTTGCAGAGGATGATACTGCTACTTGGGGAAAATGGATAAATCTAATAGAACAAGAAAGACCTATAGGAGAACCATGTGAACAGTTTAAAGACGTAGATAAGATTAGTACATATATAACTAAGTGGTTTACAAGACAAATGCAAAGAGTATTTGATTTAAGCACAGGTGAAGAAGATGATAACTAAAACTAAAAAACTTCGCCTGAACGAAATTAATAAAAATAAGAAGAGTGCATTTGAAGAAGGAATTATAGAGTGGACTAGGTTTTATAGGGCAAACCCACATAGATTTATTATAGATTATCTTGGATTGCCTTTATTTATTTTCCAGATGATTATAATCTATATGTTTGATAAATTTAACTATAATATGCTTACATGTTCAAGGGGTACAGGTAAATCATATATAACATCTGTATATAGTTGTTGTAGATGTATCTTGTACCCTCACACTAAAATTATTATAGGTGCTTCAACCAAGGGACAGGCAAAACTAATTATTTCACAGAAAATAGAAAAAGAATTAATGGCTATGTCTCCAAATCTACGGAGAGAAATAAAGGAAGTGAAATGTAATGGTAATGAAGCAAAAGTTACATTTCATAATGGATCTACTATAGAAGCTGTTGTTTCTGGGGAGCAATCTAGAGGTTTTCGTTGTAATATCCTGATAATAGATGAATTTAGATTAGTTTCTAAAGAAGTTACGGACAGAATCATGAGACCATTCTTAAATGTGAATAGAAAACCAGCATTTACCATGAAACCTGAGTATGAAGGATATCCTATTGAAGAAAATAAAGAGATTTATTTATCAAGTTGTTATTTCAAGGCAGACGATGCATATGATAAATTTAAACACTATGTTAAATCTATGCTAAGAGGTGAGGATTGCTTTGTATTAAATACAGATTACAAGTTGGCAATTCATCATGGATTATTATCTGAAATAAGAGCAGAAGCTATGAGAAAAGAAATGGATGAAGTATCTTGGGCTATGGAGATGGAATCTTTGTGGTGGGGAGAATCTGAGTCTGCATTCTTTAAATCTGCTGAAGTAAATCCGTGTAGAACTTTAGTTAAACCTTTTTATCCACCTACAGACTTAGAATATATAGATGAAAAAGATAAAAGAAATAAATCTTGGAATATAACTAAGCAAAAAGGTGAAATCAGGATAATAAGTGCGGATATAGCATTATGTGAAGGGAAACAAAATGACAACTCTGTATATTCTTTATTTAGATTAATTCCTGATAAAGATTCTTATAAAAGACAAGTTGTTCATATAGAGTCGTACAATGGGGCAAATTCAGACCAACAAGCACTTAGGTTAAAACAATTATTCTATGACTTTGAAGCAGATAAACTTATTCTAGATGCGACTGGTATAGGTATGTCAGTATATGAAGCTATGGGAAGAGTTCAGTATTGCCAGGAGAGAGATATAGAATACCCTGCATTTTGTTCTTATAACTTAGATAATGATAAAGTATTAACTAAGGGTGCAATCCCAGTTATCTATGCTTTAAAGGTTACAAATCTTGCACAAAACCATGAAATAGCAATGAGTATAAAAGACTCATTTTTAAAAAGAAGAATAGAGTTACTGATAAATGATACTGAGGGTAAAGATTATTTAGTTGAAAAACAAAGTTTATTAAAAAAATCTAATTTGGAACAAGCTAGAATGTTAGCTCCATACCTTCAAACTACAGCAGCAATAAATGAAATTATAAATCTAGAATATTCAATACATAATGGATTGGTAAAAGTAGTTGAAAAGGGAACTGCTAGAAAAGATAGATATTCAAGTATTGCTTATGGTAATTATTTAGCTGGACTTATAGAGAAAGAAGAATTTAAAAAGAAAAAACGTGGAAGTAGTAAAATGAAACCATTATGGTAAATGGAGGTGAAGGAATGTCAGAAGAAAAGAAAAAAGTACCATTTGTTTATAGTGAGGAATATGTAGATAAACAACTACGTTCTATAAATAAAATGTTAGAACATAGAAATTATTCTTTAATGAATGGAATTATAAATATATCTGGAGATATATATCGTTCTAGAAGAATAAATAGAAATAACCTAAGAAAAGCCTTAGCAAATCCATATAGCACTAATAATGTTGAACTATTACAACAAGCAAGTATGCTTTTAAAAGCTACAAATGGGATATATAAAAGAGTATTAAATTATCATGCAAATATGTATACTCATGATTTTATGATTTATCCTGTGGAGTTTGACAAAATAAAAACCCCTAGTAAGATTCAAAAAGCATATGCTGAAGCAGCACAATATGTTGAAAGGTTCAATTTAAAATATAATGCAAGTTGGATAAAGGAAAGAGTTTTAGAGCAAGGGGAGTTATTTACATATAAAATCGAAGATTCTACTGGAATTATATTACAAGAAATTCCTAATACATTCTGTAAGATAACCTCTGTTGAAAATGATGTTTCTAAATATGCTATAAACCTAAAGAAACTTAGTGATAGTAATATATTATCTTTCCCAAAAGAGATTCAACTTTTATATAAAAAATATAAAAATGGATCTATAAAAGAAAATGACTTAATAGATAGAAGTTTTTATGAATTAAAAGATAATGCTGTAGCATTTAACCCGGATAGATTTTCTCCAAAAGGAGTTCCATATTACTGTACGATATTTGATGATTTAATGGAACTTGAAGATATGAAGGATTTAAAATCTCAAAATGCTGTAATAGAGAGTATTAAATTAATACATCAAAAATTCCCTGTTGATAAAGATACAGGAGTTAGTTTAATTGACTTTGATGTTATAACTCAATATCATAATGCTACTAAATCAACATTGCCACAAGGTACGGCTGTTACTACAAATCCACTTGATTTACAGGCTTTATATTTAAGCGATAGTAATTCAAAGATAAGTAGTAATGTTAGTCAAGCTAGAGATACCATATATGATAGTGCTGGTGTAAATAGTGAGTTATTCAACGGGAATAAAAACACTACAGAAGCCATTGCTATGGGTATAATAGCAGATAATTTAGTTGCGAAACCGTTAAATTTAATGATTAGTAATTGGATTAATTATGAATTAAAGAAAAAGAAGATTGGTGGATTTACTTGGGCTATAAAGTTATTAGATGTAACAGAATTCAATAAAGAAAAGAGAATCAGTGCTGCAAAAGATGGAATGGCTTTTGGAGGTTCTAGATTAGAATATTTAGCTACAAGTGGATATACGCCATTACAAGGATTATCTGTATTAAAAATGGAAAGTATGTTAGGTTTAGATGAACTTTTAGTGCCTCAAGCAAGTTCTCATACTCAAAGCGGTACAAATGTAGGTAGAACAAGCAAAGAGGATGGAGGGACAGGAAACGAAGACACTGTAACTCCTGAAGCACAGAATTAACATATTATAAAAATTAAATTGAGTTTAAGAGGTTAGATTATGAATTTTATATATGTATTCTCACAAGAAGATAGAGAAAATCTATTAAACAAAGGTTTTAACGAGATTACAAGTTGTAAAATTGGAGATAAACAATCTTGGTGTTTTGAAAATTCTATAATAAAAACTGCCCTATTTAGTAAGGATGAAATTAAAAAAGTAGTCATCACAGATAGGGCTTATTTTGTATAGAAAGGAGAAACATTTATGAATGTAAATCACAAATTGCCTTGTCAAATACTTTCATTTAGTCAAGCTTATGAAGATGATGATGATTTAATGAAGGTTAGAATCAAGGTTTGTCATACTGGTGAAAATCCTAATGGAAGTGATTTTTCACTAGCAAGTTTGACTAAGGCACAACCAACTCTAAGCAATAGACCTATTCTTGCATATTCTGTTTTTGATGAGGAATCTTTTGAGGTTGTTGACTTTGGTGGTCATGACATGGAACATAAAATCATTGAAAATGAAAATGGAGAATATGAGTTAAAAACAAGATATCTAGAAACTCCTCTTGGGGTAATTAATGAAAACCATGAGTATAGTTTAAAGATAGATGAAGAGACAGGGGAAACTTATCCTGTTATAACAGGGTTTATTTGGAAATCATATTCAAATGGTGCTTGGAAATTAATAGAGCAAGGTAAAGGTGTTTCTATGGAAATATCTGTAAAGTCGGGAGTGTATAACAAACAAAGAAAAATATTTGAAATAGAAGACTTTTCATATAGAGGAATTACTGTTTTATCTGATTCAGTAGAACCAGCTATGAAGGGAGCTAATATTGAAAAATATACAGTTACAGACATAAACAACTCAGTAGAGATGTTTAATAATAAATTAAAAGAAAAGGAGGTCGGTAATGTGAGTGAAGTTATTGAATCAGTAGTTGATACTGAAGTTGCAGAGAATGAAGTAGATAACGTTGTTGAAATAGAGCCAACAGATGAAGTAGTAGAAATAACTGAAGAATCTAAAGAAAATAAAAAAGTTGAAGAAACTGAAGTTGTGGAAGAATTCGCTTTATCTGTAGACAACATAAGAAACTCTATAAATTCACAACTTAAAGATAGAATGGTAGAAGTTGAAGACTGGTGGGGAGATACTTATCAGACAAGAGAATTCTACTTATTTGATATATTACCACACGAAAAAGTTGCTGTAGTAGAAGATAATTGCAATTATTACAATTACTACGGAATACCTTATGAAATACAAGGAGATACTGCTGTTCTTAAATATGATGAGAAGGTTGCATATATTCAAGAATGGAGACCTAAAAATGAAGGTGAAACATTAGCAGTGTTTGAAAAGAAAGATGAATTAAAAGATATAGTTTTAGAAAAATTTGAAAATAAAGAAGCAGAACTAAAAACTATAAAAGAAAATTTATCTAAATTACAAGAGTTTAAATCTAAAATAGATTTAGAAGAACTTAAAGGGCAAGTAGATGAAATATCTAATAAATATGACTTAGATGTTGATACTACTGAACTTAAAGAAAAAGCAATAACTAAAGATATAACTTTAGAACAATTTGAAAAAGAATTAAAGGTTTTATTTGCAGAGAAAGTATTAGAAAATGGTAAGTTTTCTAAAGATGTAAAAGAAGAACCTGCTAAAGTTACTGTTACTTCTCATGAAGAAGGTAAGACAATATATGGTGGTTTATTTGAAAAACATGGACTTAAATAGTTGATGTTTTTTATTTAAAAATAAAAATTTTAAAGGAGAAAAGTATGAAAGCGATAATAAATTTAGACAAAGTTAAATACCCAGACGTTGTTACTGCGAAAAATGGCTCTGATGTATTAGAAAATGGTGCTTTTGTAGCATTAGGTGGATTAGTTGAAGACAGATTAGGAAGAGATTGTTATCAAATAGGACAGTTAGCAGAAGGATGCAAATTAGGATTTGTAGCTGATGTTGCTTTAATGTATGATGAAGCAAAAGACGAAAGAGATTTTGAATTAGCTGCTGGAGCAATAACTAGAGTTTACAGACCTAAAGCTGGACAAGGAATAACTATAGCTAAAAAACATGTAAATGAAGCTGTTGTTGTAGGAGATAAATTAGAAATAAAAGCTGATTCTTATCAATTACAAAAGTACACTTCTGGAGTTGTTGTTGCAGAAGTATTAGAAGTTTATAACTTTGAAGGACAAGAATCATATTATATAGAATTTATATAAGAATTTATTAACATATTATAAAAATTAAGAAGGAGAAATGTAAAATGGCATTAGCGAAATTAACTGATATACAAAAGATAGCTAGAGATTGCTATAGAGGAAACGTTGAAAAGTTTTCTAAAAATGCTGCTAACGATGTTTTAAGAGCAGAGATAATAGAAAGAGTTGGAGGAGAGTGGAATTATACTAACTTCCAAAAGAATAAATGGGATGTTTATGCATTATTACAAGAAATAATAGATGTAGACTTAGTAAATCTATCAGAAGAAGCATTTAAGCAATTCTGTGAAGTTAAGAACTTTGAACTTGGAGATTCAGCTGAATTCGTAATAAAGAATAACAACTTATTCAAAGTTGGTATAATAGCAGATGGTATAAACTCTACAAGAAGACAAAGAAAATTAGGAAATAAAGTAAGAACAGATGCTTTCAAATTAGCTATAGCTACTTATGAAGAATTAGATAGATTCATAGCTGGTAGAATAGATTGGAAAGACTATGTTGATACTGTAGTTGAATCTTTCAATCATGAAATAGCTACTCAAATAGTTGGAGCTTTCAGTAAAGCATATTCTGAAATAGGAACTAACTTAAAAGTTTCTACAAATGCTGAAGGTGTAGATGAAGAGTTAAAGAAAATAATAAACAGAGTTAAAGGTGCTACTGGTAAAAACGTTGAAGTTTACGGTACAGCAGAAGCATTAGGAAAAATAACTGGAGCAGGTGCTTTAGTAGATGCTGATGATAAGAGAGAAATAGGATACGTTCAAATATTCAACGGAACTAAATTAATAGAGCTTCCAAATACTTATAATGAAGCTACTGATAAATGGGCTTTAAGTAATAATGTATTATACGTAATACCAAACGGTAACAAAGCTGCTTAGTTTGCAGTCGCCGCGTATATAGAGAAATCTATATAGGACACAATGTGAATTGCAGGTAATCCCTAAAGCTCTACACCAAAACGGAGATGGAAACGTCAAACGGGAATGGTACGAAAGTAGAAAAAACGTAGAGATGGTATATGGTTAAATCCTAAGTACTGTTACAATGGGTGTTCATGCAGGTAAGATTCTAAGTTAAATAAATGTTTAGTATTTTATAATATATATTAGATATAATAAAATTATAGTAGGAAGGATGGTGATAAAATGAAAATAACATATGAATATGTAAAAGAATATGTAGAATCCTTCGGATATAAATTAGTATCGACTGAATACATTAAAAGTGGGGATAGACTGGAAATGATTTGTAATCAAGGACATGCTTGTAGTATCAGTTGGGATAATTTCAAATATGGTAGAAGATGTAGAATGTGTGCGGATTTAAACAAAGCTAATAAATTTAAATTTAAATATGAAGAAGTTGAATCTTATATTAAGTCTTTTGGATGCGAACTACTAACGAAAGACTATAAAAGAAATTCTCAGAAACTAGATATAAAATGTTCCTGCGGGAATATTTATAAAATAACATATCAAAGATTTAGAAGCGATAACAGATATACAAAATGTATAAAATGTAGAGAATTTAAACCCAAAAAACATTCATATGAATTTATTAAATCATACATTGAAGAAAATAAATATACTTTAATGAGTGAATCGTACAATAATACAAATGATAAGTTGACGGTTAAGTGTGATAAAGGTCATATATATAAAGTTACATTCGCTAATTTTCAACATGGTAAAAGATGTCCGTATTGTAATGGCAGAATGACAATAGAAGATGTGCGAGTTATGTTTGATAAAGAGGGATATATTTTATTAGATGATAGCTATATTAATAGTGCTCAAAGATTAAATATTATATGTGATAAGGGACATAAAACAACAATAACTGTTAGGGACTTTAAAGATGATTGCAGATGTAATATATGTAGAAGCAGCAAGGGAGAAAGAGTTGTTGAGGGATATCTGAATGAAAGAAATATAAGATATAAATATAATGAACCTTATTTCAATGATTTAATCGGATTAGGAGGACTTCCTCTTAGACCAGACTTTATACTACCCGAACATAAAATATGGATAGAATATGATGGAGAATTCCATTATAGAAAAATGTATGATACTGACGGGCATGAGAAAATAAGAATTCATGACAAGAGAAAAAATGAATATGCTAAAAAACATGGATGGAAACTAATAAGAATTCCTTATTGGGAATTTGAAAATATAGAAAATATACTAAACAAAGAAATTATTTAATATGAATAAACTTCAACGACTATCCCTGAAATGGGAGTACACTCAAGCGAGTGGAAGTGCATTGCCCTTAACACAAATATGTGAAGGTGAAGAAATAGTCTGATCTCATGTGAAAGCATGAGCAGTTCATAAGGAACGGTGTGTATTTAGCGAATACACGTGAACATAAATGCGAGAAAATAGTACGTTTAGGATACGAAGGTGGAGTCACTATATTAGAAGACACTACTGGAGCTCATAGAGATGACCAACAAATAGAAATGACTTACATGCAAAAAATACACGTTGCTGTATTAGTTGCTGCTAAATTCGGTGCTGTTGAAATAACTGGATAATTTCTTTAGGGAGGATATTAACTTATCCTCTCTTTTAAATTAATTTAAAATAAGAGGAGATTGATATTATGGCTAAAGCTAAAACTGAAACTAAAGAAGTGATTAAAAAGAACACTAAGACTTCAAAAAAGAAAGAAGTAAAAAAAGCAAAAGAAATAGAAATAATAGATGAAATAATAGATGATGTTGAAGAAATAGAAGAAGATATAGAAATAGAAGAAATAGTTCCTAGAAAAACTTATAAAGATTTAAAGAAAGAGTTTAGGTCAAAACAATATGAAATAGAAGTTGAAATATTAAATCTTAACTCATGTGCTACTTCATGTAGAGGCAGAGATGGTAGACTAATATTTAATTTTAATAAGTCAGGAGATAGAGAATTTATAAGTTTAGCAGATATATCGGAAGTTGCTAGTAGATATAAAGGTTTCTTTGAGAAGCACTTAATAGCAATAATAGATGTAGATAGCGACGAATATGACTTAGAAGATATAATAACTTATTTAAATCTTGATGAAATATATCAAGAAAATGAAATTGAAAATTATGATACAGATTATATAGGTCAAACACTAAAAATGGACACTAGAAAGTTTACAAGATTAGTAGAAGATGCAAATACTGATTTAGTAAAAACAATAGCAGGAAGAGCTGTTGAACTATTTAAAAAAGGTAAATTTGACTCTAGATTAAAAGAAGATGCTTTATGTAAAAGACTTGATAGAGAAGATTTATTTGAAATGTAATTTGTAGATTTATTATATAAACAGATAAAATGTAGATTTTAAAAGGTGGTGCTCATTTTGCACTACCTATTTTATTTTATAGGTGGTGGTAAAATGGGAACTCCTATTCAGGATGTATATAGAAAGTTTTTAGGTATGATAGAAGATGAAGAATGGTTACTTGTTGAAGATGAAGTTATAGAGGATTTAATGCTTAACTATTTAGAAAATGCTACAGTTGAATTTAGTCAGTGTAAAAAGGATTTATCCATTGATTATGATACTATGACATTTCATGAAGTATTAAGCATGAATGAGATAATGATTTTAGCATGGGGAATGGTTGTTCATTACTTACAACCTAAGATAAAAAGAGAAGAAAATTTAAGACAATTTGTCTCAGATAAAGATTTTAATAAGCTATCAAATGCTAATATGCTTATGAGATTAATGAATTTAGAAGACAAAGCTAGAAAACAACTAGAAACTTATCAAGGGAAATATAGATTTAAAGAATGTACGGGGTGGAATTAATGGCTTCGTATTTATATAATTATAGAAAAAGAGTTTCATTAGGTGCAAGTGATAGAAGAGAAAAGTTGATTTCTCAAGCTGAAAGGACTTTTGAAAACCAACTTCGAGAATCTCCTTCTGCTAAGAGATTAAAGGCAACTTTACCAGGAGAAATAAATATTCTAGGAAACACTAATGAAATAGATTGTATTGTGCTTAATATATCGGATAATGATATAAAAGCATTTGACCAAAAATATTTATTAACTAGAAAAGATGAGAATTTTGATATAGGATGCTATGTAGAATTTGATGGTGCGTATTGGTTAGCGACATTTAAAGAGCATAGAACACTAGATACTCATAAGAAGTTTACATTATATAAATGTAACAATATATGGAGATATAAAAAGAATGGTGTGGTATATGAATTTCCTATTTATGTACAAAACTTATCATTATATTCAGATGGATTAGCTGATAACAAATATACTTCACAGGAAGATGGTAAGCTTTCTATTTATTATGGAGAAAACCCTATAACAAAAAGTGTAAATATAAATACAAGAATTATGATAGGGAGCAGATTAACATTTAGAATGACAAATATCAATGATTATGAATTTAGGTCTAATCATAATGGACAATGTGCTATAAAATCTATGCTGTTACAAACTACTATTGTTGATAAAGATGATTTAGAAAATAACATAGCATGGAATGAAGAATCAGAAGTAAAAGAAGTTGATACAAGCACTCCTAAAATAGTTGGAGATAAAAAAGCTATGTTAGGAAGTAAGAAGATATATAGTTGTTCTAAAGAAGTTGATTATAAGCACTGGGAAATAGAATGTAGTCCAGAGATGAAAAAATATATAACATTTAAAACTCCTGGTGGTGGAGATAAACATTGTGAGATTAATTTCCCTACAAATGTTAGGTTTGTTGGAGAAGCAGTCAAGTTAAAGTTATTTGTTAGTAATAACCTTGTAGATATTTTGGAAATTGTTATCAGAAGTATATAAAGGGGGATTAGTTGATGGCAAAGTTATATGGATTAGGAAATGTTATTGTATCTGACGTATTAACTAGATTAATAACTAATCCTGACTTTTATAAATTAGTATATTACAAGGATGTCGATGAAGAAGGTGAAGATATTTTATCTATGCCTGATTTAGAAGATCCTGTTAGTGCATTATACAAAAAACAAGTATGGCTACATAGAAGACCAGATAAAGTCTTACATAACCAAGATGTCAATGTTTTTATTACCTTAGAAGATTTTAGAAATGAATCTGCTAAGAACCAAAATATAAAGACTATGACATTTAAAGTAGCAGTATTAGTTCATAAGGAATGTTTGTTAACTCCTAATGGAAGTAGAGATATAGCTTTATTATGTTGTATTTCAGATATCGTTGAAAATGATGATTACTTTAAAGGATTAGGTAGATGTAGTGTTTATAGAGTGAATCATTTATTTGGATTGGGTATGGAATACTCAGGATATGAGATTATATGTAGAGTAGACGGAATACAAGTAAAAGGAAAATAATCTTATGAATAATGGATATGAATATTATTATTTATTTGGGCTTGATATCCCTCTTGAAAAATATGGATTAGGGAAAATAAAACAACCTAAGATAAAAGATTTTTTAAGTAAAGATATTGGAATAGATAGCTTTTTTTATCCTTTTGTTATGAATGATATAGTTATCGGACAAACGAAAGAAAAAGATTCAGTATTAAAATTAAAGGAATCTATGGGAGATTTAACATTTTTATTAGTGAACTGTTTACAAAGTAATAGAAATGATATGCTGTTTGCTATTAAGCAATCTTTGGAGTTTTTATATGATGAAGAGGTTGAAATTACAGATAAATTCACTATTCAAATAGGAGAAGTAGAAATTAATAATTCTAACTTTAAAATACTTTGTGATGTTGTATTAGAGATGTTAAAGATAGATAAGTCCAAACTCAAATTTAATAAGCCAGTGAAAAAAGAAATGTCTGAAATAGAAAAAGAGTTTGAACGCAGAAGAAAGGAATATGAAAAGCGAGTTGGGAAACAAAAAAATGAAAAAGATTTAACTATACTCGATATGGTAAATGTATTAGTACATACCTCTAATTTTAAATATGAAGATGTTCTAAGTATAACATTATATCAATTAAAAAATTCCTTTGATGTTTTAACTAAAAAAGACAATTATGAAACCACTGTTATGTATATGGTTAGTCCTAAATTTGAGATTAAAGATAAACAAGAACATTGGATAGAAAAAATTAAAATCAATAAAAGTACGCTTAGTCGAAATGACTAGGCGTTTTTTATATACAAAAATATTTAATTTTATGGAGGTAAGAAATGGCAAACTTTGCAATAAAAGACGCTATGGATCTTAAAATAACTAAAGTAGGGGAGTCTAGTCCTGCTGTAACTGTTGATTTCTTAAACAGTTGTTCGTTTGAAAGAAATACTGAAAACGTATTTGCTAAGAAGAAAGGTATAAATGCTATAGCATTTGCTGGAACTACAGAAGGGACTTTCTCTATGAGTTCAGAAATGACTAACATAGATTTATTATCTATGCAACTTGGAGCTGTTAAGACTGGTGAAACTATGAAGGCTACTTCTGTATTACCTGCTGCTTCATATAAGATAGAAGGTACTTTCAGAGTTGTAGAAGAAGGTGGGGTAGAAAAGATATATACAATGTCATTCCCTAACTGTAAACCTCAACCATCTGGATCAATAGAATTCTCAGCAGAGAACGTTGCATCTTTTGATATGTCTTGGGACGTAATGGTTGCTCAAGATGGTACATTCTTTGAAATGAAACCTGCTTCTTCAATGTTAGCTGCGAAGTAGTTAGATAAAGTAGGGAGGAGAAATTCTCTCTACTTTTTTATTATTTTAAAATAAGTTTATCTGTAAATATAGGTAGGTTTATTTTTAGGTAATAAAATGAGGATTTTATTTGTTAAATTTAACAAAATTGTGAATATTTTCTTATAAAAAAGTTATATAATATAATTATAAAAATATTATAAGGGGTGTTTACATGAAAAATATATTCATGGTAGGAATATTAATAATAAGTATTCTTTTAACTGGATGTTCATCTTCTAATTCTAAATGGACTTTTTCGGATAAAGATCGTATGATACTAATCAATGATGCCAAAGCGGTTAAAGAAAACTTTGATATGTATGTAGAAAAAGAAGAAAGAGGTTTAGATTATAGTAAGGAATTAGAACAAAATGTTGAATTGTCTGAAACTGCTAAAAATAATGCAAAAGAAATAAGAAATAAATATGATGGGAAACTTACTAAAGAAGAAGTTTCTATGTTAGCAGATTTATCATTAAGTTATAGATACTTAAGAAACAAGTTTAAAAGTGATGACGATACGGCTATTCATAGCATAGACACATTACAAGAAAAAATATTAAGACTAGAAGAAGAGTAAAAATGTTACTCTTCTTTTTTTATTATAAGGAGGGAGATTTTATGAAAGTTAAGTTGTCTGAATTAAAATTAAATAAGGTTAGAAAAATTTTAGAATATGAGGTTGACGGGGATAAAAAACAAATAATAATATATAACGCTATAGGTAAGAAAAGAGAGAATTTATTAAGCATTTTAAAAGTAGGCCATCAATTAACTGATAAAAATAAGGCTGCTGATATGTTATATAAATCAATACTTAAAGAATTAGTTGATTTAGATGTGGACGTAAAAAACACATTACCTTTGGCAAAAGCTCCAAACATAATATTATTACAAATAAATCATGAAATAGATGAAATTATTTATGAGTTACAATATGAATTTATATCATCTCAAATGAGGTTATTAAATCAAGCTAAAATATCTGCTATGACAGCATATTCATTAAATAGAATGAATGAAATGACTGAAGATATAGAAGGTTTAAAAAATGCCAACGTTTAAAAGTTTAAATGATTTAATGAGATATGTTAATAAAGCTACTGCTAATTCAATGCCAGAGGTAGGTAAGGAATTAGAAGAAGTTTTTAAAGAAGCTATAGATAACGAAGTCTATAAAGCATATAGTCCTAAGATATATGAAAGAACGGAACAGCTAAAGGATATGGTTGAGATAACTAAAATTGGGAATGAGAATGTTGAAGTTAGTATAACACATACAGGAGATCATATCTCATATATTAAAGGTACTAGATTTTATGTCCCTTATGGGCTTGAAGGTGGTCATACATGGGGAAGAGGGGCTACTGATATTGAAGGAGAAGTTATGGATATAGCAAGAGATAAAATCCCTGAAAAATACAAAAGAGAAATGAGAAATAAAGGAATACCAATTAAATAATAACTTAATTGCCACTTCTAGCATAAGGAAGTGGTTTTCTTATGCAAAATTTTAGAAAGAGTGGTGGTTAAATGTCAGAGGAACTAAGAATTGAGGTAGATGTCAAAGCTAAAGACGACAGTGCCAAAAATACATTAGATGGATTAATAAAAGAATATAATAATAAACCTTTAGAATTTCAAGTAAAGCTAGGTAAGTTTGACATAAGTGGTATAAGTAGTAGTATTGCTAGACTAACATCAGACTTAAATAAACTTACAAATATAGAATTTAATGGTCTAAATAAGTTGGAGACTAATCTTAAAAATATAAATAAATTAATGTCTCAGCAAAATAAAATCTCTAATAATGGTGTAGATGTTAAAAGTAATGCCGAAAATGGAGTAAAAAGATTATTAGGAGATCAAAAAGAATCTCTTAGACATCTGGAAGAATTAGACCAAATTAGCAAAGAAATGGATAGTATGCTATCTCAATATAATAAAAATAACGAGAAAGCGTTTAAAGAATTTGCTAAGAAAAATGAAGACTCATTACAATATATAGATTTATTAAAAAATTCTTCATCTGAAAAGGCTTTTAGAAATGTAATAAAATATAAAGAGCAATTAGATAAACTTCAAAAAGAATTCTCTAGTTTAGGTGTTCAAACTGTAGGTCAAGTTTCTAAGGTTTTTGAACTAGATAGTGGAGAAATGGGTAGACGTACTTATAATGGTGGATATGAAGACATTATAGGACAATCGTCTGAAAGATTTGAAAGAGCTGTTGCCGAAGCTAGAAAACTATCATCAAAAATATCAACTGCTAAGTCAAACATAAAGAAAAACTTAGATAAGATATCTGATGATGAAAAAGAAATAATTGATCATATAGAAAATCTTAGTAAAAATCTTATTCCTGTTGATAGTACAGAGAATCATGCTATTGAATCTCAACTAAAACAGATGTTAGAGAATTACTTATCCTTAGATGATTTAAAAGATTTAGATTTAAATATTCCTAATGATTTATTTATAGCTTATGAACGTTTTATAAAGAACTTTAAGGAAATGAAACAAGAATACAAAAGCGTATTTGGAGCAGATGAAGATTTTATAAAACTTAATGCCTTCGATGGTGTTCAAAATGTTATAGATAATTTAGAAAAGGCTACAAATAATATAAACTTAGATAATTTAAGAGAAAAATTAACTAATGCTTTTGATATTGATGAAAAAGTAATTGCTAATATAGAAAAAATAGAAAATGCTTTAAAGCAATTAAATAGCATGAGTGAATTAACTCAAAAATCTTTATTTTCTGAAGGTGTATTTAAAACTGGTGAACAGTTAAACTTAGAAAATAAGATTAAAGAATATTTAAACTTAGATAAACAAATTAATGATGCTTTTACTAAGTTATCTAAGGCTGAATTAAATAGAAGTAATGATGTAGTAGCTTCTTTAAATAAAGAGATTGATTTATTAAGACAAAAACAAGCTTTAACTACTTTGGATTTAAGAAGTAATGGTGGGTTCAATGATGAGACAAGAGAGCAAATTAGGCTACAAGAAGAGCTTAATAAAGCAATATCTCAAACTCAACAAGCTGAATATAAAAATTCTTTTATTGACAAATTGCATCAAGAAGCGAAGAAGGCCAATGAAGAGTTTGACGAGATAAGAAAGCAGCAAGAAAAAATTAGTAGCTTTGAAATGCCAGAAGTATTTGATACAAAAGGTATTAAATCTTATGTTGACTATTTAGATAGTGCAGCAGATGGTATAAAAAGAATTCTAACTCAAAATCTAGGTTCTCCAGGTAGGGATATAACTACAACTTTATATGGAGACGGAACAGAAGTTAGAAAAGTTGTAAATAATATAGAGAAGTCTGTAAATCAGTTATCTACGGCTTATAAACAAGTTGATAATGAAATTACAAGACTTGTTAAAAGTAAAGATAAACTTGAAGCTAGTGGAGATAATAAAACAGCTCAAATACTAGAAAAACAGATTGTGTCATGGAAGGAAATGCAACAAGGCATAGAAAATGCTGCTAAAAGTGCAAAAGTTTATGACCAAGTAATGGAAAAAGTTCAAAATACAGTATTAAAAAATAGTAACTCTATTGATACTAATAAGAGTCAGGTAGAATTCAAATTAGATGTAAATCATGATAATGCTGTAAGAAAAGTTAATGAGTTTAAAACTAAAATGCTAAGTAACTTGCAAGAACTTGAGAGAAAATATAAAGGAACTCAAATGTTTGACCAAGTTGTTAGGGAAGTTGAAAAGTTTAAAACTGAATTAAAAGGTTTAGATTCTTATTTAGAAAATGTATCTAAAGTAGATATGTCTCATCTATCTGGAGAATTTAGAAGAATTAATCAGGATTTAACTCAAACAAAACGTGACTTAAGTGATATGAGCAACACTATGAAAAGCAACTTCTTTGATGACTTATATGATTCGATGAGGACTTTTACATTAGGTAATATCATAGGGGATGCTATTCAAGATGGAGTATCTGCTATAAAAGATACTATAGTTAATTTAGATAGTGCTTTAAGAGATATGATGAAAGTAGCCCCTTCAAGTTTCCAAGGGACTACAGAGCAATTAAAAGCTGTAAAAAATGATGCAGTTGAAGTTGCAAAAGTTGTAGGACAATCTAGTGAAGATGTAATACAAGGTATGGCAAAGGCATTGCAAACAGGTGCTAAAACTATGGGAGATGCACTTGAAATAGCTAAGGCATCAGCTACATTTGCAAATGTCGGAGATTTAAGTCAAGGCCAAGCAGATACATATATTGCTTCTATAATGAGTTCATACGGAGGTATGACAAACGCATTAAAGCCAGTTAGAGAAGAAGTTCAAGGCATGAGTAAAGATTATAATAATCTTACTAAATTCCTTGATTTGGCAAACCATGCTGGAAATAACTTCGCAATTTCTACAGGAGACGTAGGGGAAGCACTTATGCGTTCTGGATCTGTACTATCTGAGTTTGGAGTATCTATGCAAGATGCTATATCTATGATAGTTGGGGCAAATGAAAGTGTTCAAGATGCAGAAAAAGTTGGTACTGCTATTAAAACTATGGCAACTAATTTAGGTGGGGTTAAAGCAGCCGCTAAAGATGGTTCATTAGAAATGAATCGTACTGCAAAAGCATTGCAAACTATAGCAGGTATAGATATATATTCTAATAAACAAAAAGGTGAAATTAAGGATATGATGACTATCCTTAAAGAGCTTAATGTTGTATGGGATGATTTATCAGAAGACAAGCAACTAGCTATAGCAGAGTCGATAGCAGGAAAAAACCATATTAATACCCTTATGGCTATGATGGGGAATTGGGAGACAGTTCTTCAGTATCAAGAAGATTATAATAATGGATTTACAATAGGTTCAGCTCAAAGAGAGCAGGAGAGATATCTGAATTCTATTGAAGGTAAGTGGAATACTCTTAAGGAAAATCTTAAAAACTTAGTTACTACAACTATAAGTAGTGATTTTGCTAAAGGATTTTTAGATGGAGCTATATCGTTTACAGATGGATTAAATAGTGCGCTTAAAGTATTAGATCAATTTAATGCTGTTTTACCAGCTACTATAGGATTAATTACTTCTTTGGGGCAATCTTTTAGAGTATTATCAGGAAATGGTTCTATTGAATTATTTGGTTCAGGAATGATAAACGGAATAAAGTCATTTAATGAAGCTTTAAAAGGTACTACTATAAATTATTCAACTACAAATAGTGGAATTCAAAAACTTGCAAATAATCAAACAAAATTATCTAAGTCTACTACTAAGACTAGTGATTCATTTAAACAATATAGTTTAAGAGTTGGTGATGCTAGTCAAAGTATAGTAAGAATCAACAGAGAAAATACTACACTTGCAAAAAGTCAGACTAAAGTTGCTGGTGGTATGAAAAATGTTATTTCTAGTTTTACTCAAAGTGCAGCAGGTAGCAAATTAGCTATGGTTGGTACTTCATTATTAAATGGTGCGTTAATAGGATTAGCAAGTTGGGGAATAGGTCAAGCTATTACTGCTTTTGATAATTATATAAATAGACATAAAATAGCGGCAGAAGAAGCTAGAGAAAGTATTGATGTTATAAATGGAGAAATTCAAGGATATCAATCTCAGAAGAAATCATTAGAGTCTATATCAAAAGAGTATGATAGTTTAGCAAAGAAAACTAATAAAACTGCTTCTGAATTAGAAAGATTTAGTGAATTAAAAAATGAGATAGCTAATATTATGCCAGAGTTAGTAATAGGATATGATGAAAATAATGATCCTATACTAGCAATGAATGGAAACGTCCAAGATTTAATTAAAGAACTGGATAGAGCTGTAGAAAGTAAACAAAGATTACTTGAATCTAAGGAAAATGATTTAGGGATAAATGCTACTGAAAATATAAAGAAAGCAGCTAAGGAATTAGAATCTAGTTATACTTCTATGAAACTTGCACTCCAAGGAGGAAGCATAACTTCAAACAATGCTTTATCAGATAAAAACTGGTGGGGCGGAGAAATAAGCATAAAAGAAAGAACTCAAAAGGTTATAAAAGCCTTAGAGGACGAAGAGAAGGCTTATAATGAAAGATATAACGAACACCTTGCAAATCTAGAAGAATATTATGCTAGAGAACAAGAAATTCAGAAGAAAAATCTTAATGAAATATTTAAGAAAGATAGTTATAAAGCTTTACAGGATGATTTAAAAGGAAATGTAAACTCATTTGCTGCATTGTTTGATTGGGGAGAATACGACCTAAGTGGACAAAAGCAAATGGTTAGAGGTATTGAGGATTTAACTAAAGCTGTAGCCGAAGGTAAAATAGATTTAGAAGATTTTAATACTAGATGGCAAAGTATAAATGATACATTCCAAAATACAGGTGATATAGATCAATATAATAAATCTATAAATGAACTTGCTAAGGAACTTGAAAAGGCCACAGGGGTTGAAGTTGGAAAATGGGTTGAAGGCTTAAATCAACAATTTGAAGGTTTAAGTTATGCAGATGCTAAGTTAAATAAATTCTTACAATCGTATAATAGTTCTTTAGACCAACTTAGAAATGGTGACTCTTTAGCAATAAACTTAAAGAAACAATTTGAAGAATTAGCTAGATTTTCTGACTTAATAGATTCTGAGTTTATAGCTACAGGGAAAATAGATGTAGAGTTATTAGCAGAAGTAAAAGAGAGTGAAAGTTTTAAATATCTTCCTCAACAAATTCAAACAGCTATAGATGGAATAATATCTGATAACAAGGCTACAGAGGCAGAACAAGATATACTACTAAGACTTAAAACTATTATTCAAAATGAAGGTGCATTAGATGATGATGTATCTGAACAGTTAAATAGATTATTTCAGGGTAAATCTACTCAACAAGAATTAGAAATTGGAATTAAGATAGGAGATTATCATATACCTCCAGATTTAATGAAAATTTTAAATTCTGAGTATGAAGGTAAAAATACTGAAATCAACTTTAAGATAAATACTGAGAATATAGAAAAGTTAGATGAAATAACTCAAAAGCGTGATGAATTAAACGGTAGCATAACCGAAAGTACACATAAGGTAAAAACTGAAGGTACTGAAGAGTTAGAAAAAACTAATGAAATTCACGATGGTTCAAATGGTAAAATAACTGAAAGTACACACAAGATAAATTCTGAGGGTGCTGAAGAAGTAAAAAATGATATAGATGAAATTAATAAAGGTAAAAAAGAATTAGAAAAACCAACAAACCTTTCTATTAACAAGGGAGAATTACAAGGTTCAGTAGATGAGTTTAATAAACTTATAGAGTATTCTACTAAGTTAAAAGATGGAGAGTACCAAATTTCATTTAAATCTGATACAGCAGATGCTATTGCTCAGATTGAAAACTTAAAACTTGCTGTAAATAATTTATCTAATCAATTCATGCAAATACCTTCGACTACTATAACTTTAAACACTAGTTTAGCAGCTAAGAATTTAAGTGGATTGATAGTTAGGATAAATCAAACTAAAGAAGCACTAGGGAATTTATCATCTAAAGATGTAAATATTAATACTGCTCAAAGTGCTAAAAACTTATCAGGATTAATTACTAGAGTAAATGAATATAAGGCAGCTGCAGATAATGCTAAAACTGCAACATTTAATGCTGAAACGGCACAAGCAGCAAAGAATATGAGTGGTCTTATAGCAAAAATAAATGCTACAAATACCGCTGCAGGTTCAACAAAGACTATTAATTTTAAAACTAATGCTACATCAGTAGCAAACCAAGTAAAATCATTAGCAAGTGCTGTTAAAAGTGTTCCTAATGGGAAAACTATAACTTATAGTATAAAAACTAATGGAAGTGTACCAAAAGTAAGTTCTCCTAGAAGTGTATTTACTATGGAAGGGCAAGGTGAATCATTAGCAAGTGTTGCTTCTTATGATGCTACTAGTGTAGATAGTGAATCTCTTATGTCGGCTAGAGCTTCATCAAGTGAAATGTTGGTAAGTAATAATCCGATAGCAAGTCCTATGTTGAGAAAGATTTCTTCAACAGATGCTAAAAATATGTTTGATTATGATGTTGATATATTTAAGAAATTAGAAAACTCTTTAAAGAAAATTTCTAACGAATTAGATATAATTAGCAAAAAATCAGAAAATGCGTTTGGACAAGAAAAGATAAATTATTTACAAAAACAAATTGAATTATTAAAACAGCAACAACAGTTACAACACAGTCTTGCAGAAGACATGAGGGTGCAACAAGATGTTCTTAAGAATTATTTGTTAGGTAAAGGATTTACTTTTGATGCAGAAGATAATATAAGTAATTATAGTCAGAAATTATTAGCTTATGAAAAATATGTAAAATCTTTAGAAAACAAAGCAAATTCTAACAAAGATAATGATAAAATTCAAGCTCAATACGATGGAGCTAAGAAGGATTTAGATGAAATTAAAAATGCTTTAAATTCTTATTTAGACCTAACATTTAGTAAAATCCCTAATGCAAGTAAAGAATGGTGGGATATGGAAGAAAGCATAAAGGATTGTATTTCTGAAATTGAACAACTTAAAATATCTCTTAAGAATATTGATGCTAGTATAAATATAGGGAAATATGAAGGTACTTTAAACAAAGTACAAAGAGAAATAAACAGGCTCGATGAAGATATAGAAAGAGCATTTGGTAAAAGAAAAGAAGAATTAATTCAAAAGAAAATAGAATTAATTCGACAAGAACAACAAGAACTTCATAAATTGGCTAACTCATATAGAGATCAAGCTAGGACTTATGGGGAGTATTTAAGTGGTTTTGGTTTTAAATTTGACTCATCTGGAATGATTACTAATCTAGAAAACATCAAAAACTTAACTAATGACGCTAGATATGAAGTTATAAAGGAAGCATTAGAAGAGTATATTAACTTAACCCAAAGTAAAATACCTAATTTAAGTGAAGAATGGTGGGATTTACAAGATTCTATAGAATCTGCAAAAGATAAAATAGAAGAAGCTAGAAAAGAACTTGAAAAGTTTTTAGAAGAGGCTAAAATAGATGTCTTAGTTGATGAATTTAATGATTTAGCTCACAAGATAGATTTAATTGATAAAAAGCTAAAACATGCTACAGGAAAAGATAAGTTAGATTTAATGTCTGAAAAACTAGAACTTATCAAAAAGCAACAAATAGAAGTCCAAAAACATTTAGAATTTTATAACAGTAAGAAAAGTTCTTTGCAAGGCTATTTAGGTGGATTAGGGTTTGAATTTGATTCTGATGGTGATATTACTAATTATGTGCAACAACTTGAAAAAATTGCAAATTCATCTAGTGATTTTGAAGAAGTTAAGGAAAAATTAGAAGAGTATTTTAAAATACAAAATGATGAACTTCCTGGACTTGAAAGTGAGTGGCAAGACCTTGAGAATGCATATAAAGACACCTTAAAAGAACAACTTGAAACCACACAAGAAATAGAAAAGAAGATTACTGAAATATATAAAAAACAGATAGAAGATAGAATTGATGCTATGAATAAGGAGACTGATGAGAAAGTCAAAAACCTTAAAAAGCAACAAGATGCATACAATCAATATAGAGATGAAGTAGACTATAAGAATGAGTATGAGGATAAACTATCTGAAATAAATGATATACAAAGACAGCTAGATATTGCTATGAGAGATAGTTCTTTACAAGGACAAAAAAAGGTTAAAGAACTTCAAAAATTACTAGCTGATGCTCAAAAAGACTTAGATAAATTTACTCAAGACAAAATAGATTCAGATGTTAATGATGCATTTGAAGCTGAAGCTGATAGAATAACTGAATCTAACAAAAATGCCATAGAACAACTTGAAAAAGAATGGTCAGATAGTAAAATAGCTGAAATGGTTAGTCAAGCTATTTCTAGTGGGATATTTGAAGGTATAGACGGGGAAATCAGTAACCTGCAAGATGCTATGCTAGAATTTGCCGAAAGCACAGGTGAATTATTTGGAGTTATGGGTACAGTTATTAAATCGGAATTAATAACTAACCTTGGTATAGCAATGGAAACATTTAGGGATTTAGATAGTATCCTTAAAGGGTTAAATTTAGATAAGTTTGCAACCTTATCTAATACAGTTAAGTTAGATTTATCTGCTGCTAATGTTTCTCCTGCTAAATCTTCTAATGTAGAATTTAATGCACCTTTAATTAATATAGAGGGTAATGTAAATAATGATGTAATGGAAAATCTAAAAACATATCAAGATCAAATAACTAAAGATATTATAAAACAAATTTCTAGTTCAATAAGATAAATTAAAAGGGTAGACTTAAATTAAGTTTACCCTTTATTAATTATAGGAGGTGATAATATGTTTTATTCAGGAAATTTTTATTTTGATAAAAAACATTCAAGTGAATTTGGAGTATATCAGGTTACTGAAAACGATGGAGTCATAAATGAATATGGGATATCTTACAATAATGAAGAAAATGGCGAAATAGTTCTTAGCTTTTGTTATGCAAATAAATTAGATGAAGCTCTAGTTTGGGAAAATGAAGTGCTTGAATTTTTTCTAGAATGGATTATAACTGATAGTTATAAAGAATTTATAAGTGAAGATAATGCAGACATAATATATTTCTTAAAAGGTGTTAGTTATGTAAAAAGATTTACTCCTGATATGAAGGGGATTATAGATGTAACATTTAAAACATTAAACAACTATGGATATAAATATTATTTTGCTGAAATTATAAATCCTACAGATGCATTTCCTATATTTAATGAGAGTAATGTTTCTAATAATTATAAACCAATTATCGAAATTACAAATATATCTAGTGAGGAAATTAGTATAACAAACTTAAGCACTGAAAAAACTCCTCTTTTAATCAATAATTTATCAAATAAGGATGCAATTATAGATAATGCTATAGGAACTATATTTGATTCAGATGGAAATAATTTGATAATGAATAGTAATAGAAAATGGATAGAACTTGTAAAAGGAAAAAATCTAATACAAGTTGAAGGTAATTGTGATATTGCTTTTAAAGCATATTATCCAGTTATGGTGTAGTTGTATGAATAGAATTTTTATTAATAAACTAGATAAAGAATTTGAACTAGAATTATGCAAGGTTAATAAAACCCCTATATGTACTATTGATAGTAAATTTATTGATAGTATTACAAGGAGTTTAAATGATATAGATAAAATTGATTTAACTATACCAAAGATAATCAAAGACGGATATATGAAAGATATTATTAATCCATTATGGTATGAGATTAAAGATGAAAGATTAATATGTCTTAATAGTAGGGATTATTTTGTTATAAAGACTAATAGCTTTGGTACAGATGATAATAAGAAAAGTATTACTGCTTATTCAAGAGAATATAAATTAAGTAAAATAGATATCATAGTTGAAGATATAGCTTTTATGTTAATGGGTAAAGATGAAGAAAATAATATATATTCATTAAATGAATATATGAAGGCTGAAACTGGTTGGAAATTTGGACATATAGATGATACGGTTATATATGATATAGATGATAACGGAAAGAAATTAGAAAAAGTAAGAATACAAACATCTGTTAATAAACGTTGGTATGACTATATAGATAGTGATGTTTGTGAAAGTTATAATTGTATTGCTACATATGATACAAATAAGAAGGAAATTAATCTATATGATGTAAATACTGTAGCAGAAAATATTCAATTATATTTATCTAATGATAACTATATTAAGAAATTATCCAGGACTGAAGGTAGTGAAAATTTAGTAACTAGACTTACTTTAGTTGGAAATGATGAAATGGATATAATTAATGAAACTGTAACGGGATATTCATATATAGAAGATTATAGTTATTTTAAGAATAATGGAGAGATGAGTGATGAATTAGTTAATCATCTAGATAAATATTATGAAATGGTAGCTATAAGAACTGTTATATGGAAAGAATTAGTTAAAGAAAAACAAGATAAAATTACAATTTTAACTAGAAAAAAAACTGATTTATATGTTGTATATGGAGAAATAACCTCTTTAAAAGGTATAAAAGATGCTTATAAGGAAAGCAAAAGTGAGGGCACACTGATGACCTGGCTTACGATGATCAATATGATGATTCTGATTTCCGCGAATCTGGGAGTTGCCAATCTGCTCCCGCTTCCGGCACTGGATGGTGGCCGACTGGTATTTTTACTGATTGAGGCAGTGAGAGGAAAACCGGTGAACCGGGAGGCAGAAGGTATGGTACATTTTGCAGGACTGCTTTTGCTGATGGGGCTGCTTGTGTTTGTTCCGAAAATAGGCTCAAGCTCACATGGTTCATCGAG